TGCCTTGAGCGCCACTATGATTATTTGCTTGAAAACTTTGAGATTTATGGGTTGATGGGTGATTACAAGGTATCCGCCAAGGGGACGGCGGCGCTGCTTGCTAAAGAGCAGCAGACCGCTCGCAAGAACGAGTTCCTTAATTATACCGCGAACCCTGTCGACATCCAGATTATAGGGACTGAAAATCGCCGCAAGATTCTATTCTCGGTTGCTAAGGATTTGGGTATCGATATTGATGAAAATATCTTACCGCCGATTCCCCAGGGGGGGCCGACGCAACCACAACCTGGTACTCCTCTCCCCGGTATGGTTTCCAGCCCCCCCGCTCCCTCACCACAAACCTTGGATGCGGCAGGGAATCCGGCTCAAGGAGTTGACGACCGCCAGTTCAACGAGTCGCGGCCCCGGATGGAAGTAAGCAGCCCAGGCCAGGCGGGCGGCGCTGAGGGATACCAGTGATAGCGCCTTCAGAGCAAACGGCGAGGGCCATAGTGAATCTGGCCGGGAATCCTAATTGGGATACGATACTCAGATGGATAGACGAATCCGCCATACTGCAAAGCCTCAAGAATAACCACAACCGAGGCGAAGAGACCATTGTCATGCAGGGGCGCAACATGGAACTCGAAGACTTCTTGAAGATAGTGGCAAAAGCTAAAGCCGGAGACTACACGAGGAATGTGGAAGAGGCGAGAAGGATGGAGAACAAAAAATAAACAGGAGGATGTTTCAATGGTCAAGACGTTTAAGAAGAACGACAAGATGGATAAAGGAATGCCGGACAAAATGATGGACAAGATGCACAAGGGCAAGAATATGCCACCTCCCAAAAAGGGGAAGAAGTAACACATAAAATAAAGATTTAACCGAGTTCTTGAACCTTCCGGCCAGAAGGAGAGAGACGAAAGCAGTTTTTTAGGCGCACAGCAAGGTGCTTGCTCACTTTGCATGCGCCTTTTTTATTGGCTCAGTTATCAAAGGCTGAAGCCCGTAAAAGTCGGATCAGCCTTTATAAGCAACGCGAAGCCCGTGAAGGTCGGATCGCAAAAATAAGCAGTTGTGAAGCCCGTAAAAGTCGGATCACAGAAAGGAACAAAATGAGCACTTACGAGGAATTGGAAAAAGCAGAGCAGGAAGCGGACGCGGCATTGGCGGCGATGAACGCCGATGAACCCGCTATCGAAGCCAAACCGGAAGATGACAAGCCCGTAAAGCCGGATGTCGTTGATGAAGGTGTGGTGTCTGATGGCGTACTCGTCGCGGATGATCCAGCGATTAAGGCAACCCCAGCCGAAGCGCCAGTCAAGAAAGACGATGACGGCATTGACTACAAGCAAAAGTTTCTTGTGGTTGACGGGATGCTGAAGGCCGACACCGCCCGGTTAAAAGCTGAAGCGGCGCAATGGAGGGAATACGCCACGGGGCTCCAGGAACGAATATCAGTTCTTGAAGACACCGTAAAGGCAAAATCTTCCGCCGTAGAGACACAGCCGGACGAAGAAGACTACGAGGTTGATGCTTTCGTAGCAGACAACCCAGGTGCCGCTAAGCTGCTCAAGAAAATGGAGGCCAAGCACAAGGCCGAGCTTGCCAGTCTGCGGGACGAGATAAAGTCCGTGGATCAAAAGAGCGTTGCCACAAGCGCTGAGTTTAAGCAGACCACCGCTATCAGCCAGTTCGATAGGGCAATGGCAGATGCCGGAGCTCTAGACTGGAGGGCGATCGACACCGACCCAGGTTTCACGGAATGGTTGAACCGCTCTCCTTACAATGTCAAGGTTCTTCAGGCAGCCGCAAGCGAGTTCGATGCGCCTACTGTTTCAGCGTTCTTCCTCGATTACAAGCGCTCATTGGAAACAAATGGTGGCGACCCGCCCACTGATAATGGGAACGGTAGCCAGAGCAAAATTGAAAAATTTACCGCGCCGCCACGTTCCGGAGGGGGTGGCCCTCCTCCGAAGACAGCGGTGTCACCGGTTCTTACGAAAGAAAATTACGCCAAATTCTCCAAACAAGCCATGACGCCAGGTGCTTATAACCCGGCTCAGTGGGGCGGCAAAACAGTGGCACAGATGGACGCCATATTTGATGCTGCCATAGCAGGGAATGAATTAAGGTAATACTTCTTTACGTGAGGGCCTCAATAGGAGGTTTATATGGGTTTTTCACGAGCAGCAGGCTATCCAGACTTTTCCAGCGCGGGGACTAACAAGTTTATTCCCCAGGTATGGTCTTCGAAAATGGCCCGGAAGTATTATAACAAAACAGTTCTCACGTACATCGCCAATAACGATTACGAGGGTGGAGTTTAATGATTTTGCCCTCTTTAAACGCCTTTAATTGCGAGAACACCCTGAGAGTCAAAACGACGATACCGTCCGGTAACGAGATGGCGAACCGTAAAACTGTTTTGAATTGGGCAATTCGCAGCCAAGGTGCCAAGAAATTGGCACAAGGTTCAACGACTACTCCAAGTAACCTAACCCATATTGGTAGGGTTAACGGGGCACGAATGGGGCGGTTTTTTCGAGTTCTTGCGTGGCTTTTTGTCTGGGCCTCTTCCCTTCTTCCCACAGTGGTGGAGGCGAACATGCTCAGGAACAGTCATAATGGACAGGTTTTCGATTCGGTTGTCGGTTCTATCCCCATTAATATGGTGGACGATTTCACCATCGAAAAGATACCTGCCAAGATAGTTTGCCATAACGAGTCTATGTTTCCTGACATAACCCTTGCTGTCTCTATCGGGATGGCTGGGCATATAAACAGAAACATAGCCCCCGTGGGTGGTGATAAACCCAGGATGATATTTGTCTATAATCGTAAAACCGTTTTCTTGGGCAATCCCGACAATATGGTTGGCGTTTCTGTTGAGAATGATTCCAATTTCCTTGGAACTAAGCCCCGCTTGGGCAAGTATCTTGATGGTGCCCAGCGAAACAACTTCTCTTTGGTTACGTTCAATCCCGAACTTCTTCATATAATTAAGAATGAGTCGCTTACTTACCCCATAATGATTGGCAAGTTTCAACAGCGATGGGTAAATAGCGTAGCTTGCTCTAAGTTCGTCAGCGGTAATGAAGAATTTCTTTTCAGCCATAATCGGATTGTATCACCGCATCTTTCTATTTGTCAAGAAGAAAAAACAAGAAATAGTCTGACCCTGTGTGAAAATACAGGAAAACAGGATAAAGAGCCTGTTGATAACACTTTGGAAATCAAAGCCGGTGGCGATACAGTCATTGTCCGTGGCATTCCCGATATTACCATCGGCAATTACTCGAAAGGCATGACTCTCGCCATTCAGCACCCTGAAGCACCCGCTGTAACCATGCTGATCGACAAAGGCAAGTATTACAATATCTACCTGGATGATGTAGATGCCGTTCAGTCCGACTTGCCTCTTCTGAATAAGTTCACAGAAGCTGCGGCAAGAGACAATGCCATAGCCATCGACACCGACGTGCTGGGCAATATCTACGCGGATGCTCATGCCGATAATATCGGTTCCACAGCGGGCGCAATCACGGGTGGATTCGACCTCGGTGCGTCCGGTGCCCCGATCCAGATCACCAAGACCAACGTGCTTGACTACATTGTCGATTGCGGAACGGTACTGGGTGAAAACGAGGTGCAGGACGAAGATTGCTGGATGGTCATCACCGAATGGATGGCTGGCATGATCCAGAAGAGCGATTTGAAAGATTCGGCCATGACCGGAGATGCAAAGTCGGTTCTTCGCACCAACCTCCTGGGCAAAGTAGGAAGGTTTGATCTCCTGAAGTCCAACCTCCTACCCACGGTGGCTTCTGGCACTGAATCTTCCGGCTTCCAGGCGTTCTACGTCCTGTTTGGCAACAAGGATGCTCTCAGTTTTGCCAACCAGTTTACCAAGACGCAGAAATTGGATTCTGAGTTGACGTTTGCTCAGATTGTCCGGGGCCTCAACGTGTACGGGTACAAGGTCATCAACCCGCAGGGGCTGGGATACATGTACGTTCGTCAGTAACTAACGGAGGGGATTCGTCCCCTCTTTCCTTAAAGGAGGAAATAAACTATGGCTCTTTTGATTGATTTCACAGGGGCGGCAACCGTTCATTCGGGAGCTACTTTTGCAAACAGTAACGTGACCGATATAGGAACACCGTATCATTCACCGGGCGGGGTATGGAGTATCGCTAAGGTAAGGCTGGATACGGCCAATGTCCCAGGGACTAAAACATCGACCGATGTTTACCAGATGATTGCAGTTCCGGCATATACCTGGTGCCTTGGGTGTTGGTTCAAGGTCATCGAGGCGGAACTTACGGCAACTACGGCAACTATTGCTATCGGGGATGGAGACTCTACCGCTGGCTACCTGACGGCGGTGCAGCCTTCTACCACGGTCGGTACGATTCACGCGCCCCTGTACGGCGGTTCGGAAGCGTTCAACGTCAAGGCTGGCCGCATGTATCCGGCGGCAGATACGATTGACGTGCTTGTCGGCACGGCGGCATTCACCTCCAGTAACGGGGTCTATGACATTTATGCGTTGTTGATGAGCTACAACGTGCCGTTTTAATCTGTAGGCGGGGGTCAGGCTTTTTGCTAATTCCCCCGCCGACTTACATTGGAGGAACAACTTATGTCTCGCTATGAAAACTTTAATGTCGGCCAGCTTCACGTCGAAAAGATAGACACGGTTGGGGGTACGGCGGCAGGCGCAGGGAAGTCTCCCGACATCTGGGCGGATTGCCCGGCCTTGAACATGCTGGTTGATCCTACACTTGGCCATTTCATCGGAGATGATTTTGCCCAAGCAAACACCAACAGTTTTACTACGGCCTACGAATACACCCTGGCCGGTGCAAATGGCACGTTCACCCATCTTGCGGCTGATCCTAATGGAGTCGCAGTGCTGACCGCCCCTGGGACTGATAACGACGAGTGCAATGTCAACGCCGCTCTGGGAGTGGGGTGCATTAAGCTCGACGCCACCACGAATTGGTGGTTTGAGACGCGGGTAAAGATCAGCCAAATAACCACGGCACAAGGTGTGTTTGTCGGCCTGATCACGGATGACATCACGATGGGTGTTGACTTTATGACGGATAACACGATGGCCATGAAGGTTCAGGATGCTCTTGGATTCCAGATTGTCCACGCAACTGATACTGCCGCTATATGGCAATCGATGATGATTCTTACCGGCGGATCAAGAGTGGCACTTAACTCCACGTTTCTTACGGCGTCAACCGGGTGGCTCAAGCTTGGGATGAAGTGCGTTTCCGGGGTTGTGACCTTCTATAAGAACGGCGCGGCAAGTGGTACGACAACCACGGCAGCCACGAACTTCCCGCTGGATCAATACGTAGTTCCGGCGTTTGCCACCAAGTGCGGCACGGCGGCGGAGAACACGCTGTCGGTCGACTGGTGGTTTGCGGCCCAGCTGAGATCGTAACTTATTGGGCGGTACGCTTCGGCCTCTGCCGCCCTTTAACCAGAAAGGATTTGTATGGCACGAGAATACAGGATGCTTTTGAAAGAAGGGACATCCTCTCCCATTCATTGGTCTGAAATGTTATCCAAACGCCCCGACATGAAAGAAGTCATGATGACACACGACCAGATCATGAAAGCAAGTGGGAAATCGGCACCCATAAAGTCCCAGCCTATAGAAGTGGTCACCGCACTTTCTTTCAATGAGCAACGGAGACTCAAACACGAAGAATTAGTGGCGGCAAACAAGACTGCGGCACCTCGGTCTATTCCTGTGCCCTCAGCCCCCTCCGAGCGGCACCTGGACGGGAAGCCCGCAGAAAATCCTGTGGAGGTATCCTCTGCGGAGAAGACATTGGAGTCAGCCGAAGAAAAGGCGGCACGAACCAAAAAAGCAAGAGCAGAAAACCTGAAAAAGGCGCATGCAAAATCTGCCGAGATTCGGAGATTGAAGGCAGAAGCCAAAGCTGCGTAACCGATGACAACGAACGAGCGAAGATAAGGAAACATGGCGGGGTAGGAGGACAACCACGTGAATCTGCAAGAAATTATCGATTATGAACGGAGTTCTGTACTTGACGACGTAACTTTGCCGCAAGATTGGTTTGACGCGCAGCTCGTTTTATATGCCAATGAGGCCCAGAACATTATTTGCAGAGATGCCAGGATCCTCATAGACGCGACAACCGCTGCGGTTTGCAACATTGCAACCGTAGCCGGGACGTTTGACTACGAATTGGCGTCATCCATCATTTATGTCACATCCGTAAAGTTGCTTTCCGAAGAGCTGCTTACGCTTGATGTTGCACCAACTCCTGCGGAATGGGCGGCAGGCGCGACTGTGACAGGCGGCACCAGCAACAAGACCTGTTACATAAAAGAAAAGCTTACATCCACAACCTATACCATCCAGAACAGAACCGGCGAGTTCACGCTTGGCGAAAGCCTCAGTGACGGCACGAATGCCGCCGATCAGGGCGCGACATATCCCCTGGTGACCGACAGCTCGGAAAGCCCGTACCAACTCTCAAAGCGGACGCTCGTTGAAATGAACCGAATTTCTAATTGGAGATCAGGAACCACGGGAAAGCCAACCAGCTACCTGCTCGATTATCGTTCGGGATATATTGCCCTATATCCTGCCCCCGATGCCGTTTACACCGTTAAATTGACCGTTATCCGTTATCCGATTACGGCTTTTTCTACCACGTCGATGTCGGGGCAGACCCCCGAGATAGCATCTCAGTATCACCATGCCTTGCTTGACGGCATTGCTTGGCAGGCGTTCTTGAAGAGAGGGGAGAATACCTACAATCCACAGAGAAGTGACTACTATTACAAATTATTCCGAAAAGCGATAAGCGACATGAAAATCACGCAGAACATGCAACATGCGAACGAATCAACAATGAATCAGCATGCGGGATTCATGTAATAAAAGGAGGATTTTACAGTGTCGGGTGTATGGCCACTACTTGATGCAGCGGACTTAGAACTGAGGGTTAGAACATATCTTAAGCCGAGATCTGGCGCTGGCTATCCATAGCCGCAAAGGACATAGCCCAAAAAACTCTTTGCGTCCGCCGGATTCTTGACGTCAAAACGACAAGCGCGGCTCGTAATGTGGCAACAAGGTGCTATAAGGTTCTGCACGTTGAGTATGTGCCATCGTCTGGTCGGGCGCAAATGCTCACCAAGATTGACCCCTTGAGAGCAGGGCATTACCCGACAAACGGGACGGCGCCTCAGTATTGGTATGAGTTTGGCTCTTATATCGGCATTGACCCTGTCCCTGATGCAGTCTATTACCTACGCCTTTATGTGGCAGATTTGCCGAAAATGCAGACTGTTTATAACGGGATCGCCTTTGTAGAGGGCGGAGCTGCAAACCAATGGACTGATAGCGGGACAGGCTGGGCATGTTCTACTACGGCGACGCATTCGGGCACTGGGCCAGACACCTTGACAGCAAACACCGCTCTCGCCGCTG